GCCGCAGGTGGCATGAAGAAAAAAGGCTTTGCTGAAGGTGGGTTAAAAAGTTCACTTCGCCCTAAATTACGCCCCAACACTAGCCAAGGTTTAGCCGACCCTATGTCTACAAAAGGCCCGTCGCCTGTGTTAACCCCTGCAATGAAACGTAAGCAGTTAGAAGAAAAACGCAAAAAAGTTTCAAAGTCTCCGGGTATGAGCAAACGATTAAATGCTTCGGGTGCCACTGGTGCAAAAGGCTCTGAAATGGGGTCGCAAATGTCTTCTGCTATGATGGCTAAAGACCCTGCACGCGGTGGCGTAGACCCAGCGAATGAACGCGCAAAGTCTATGTTAAGTGGTATGGCCGACATGAAAAAGGGTGGCGGTGTCAAGAAAATGAAGGGCGGCGGCATGGCTAAGAAAGGCTATGCAATGGGTGGCCTGTACGGCAAAGGCGCTATGGAAAAAGAACTAGAGGCTAAGAAGATGACGGGCGGCGGCATGAAAAAAGGCGGCATGGCTAAGAAAGGCTTTAAAGCTGGCGGCATAACCAAAAAAGGCAAAGCTAAAGGCGGCAAATCTAAAGTACGTGGTGCAGGTATTGCACAACGCGGCGTACGCGCAACAAAGATGAGGTAATCATGCGTAGGTATTATAAATCTGGCGGTAAAATATGTCCCAAGGGTAAGTCTTGGGCCAAACGGACTTTTGATACCTACCCTAGCGCTTATGCTAACATGGCCGCGTCTAAATACTGCAAAGACCCTAATTACGCTAAGGGTAGCAAAGGTAAGAAAAAATGACGTTAGCCAAGGGCAATAAGAAGAAGGTCCAGAAAGTTATAAAAGGCTTAAAGAAAGCCTCTAAACTACATGCAGGACAAGCTAGTACGCTCAAGAAGATGGTTAGCCCTTCTAGGAAAAAGATTTAGATGGGCGATCTAAAAAAGTGGCGGGACCAAGACTGGGTTAGAGTTGGTACTGACGGCAAGATTAAAGGTGAGTGCGGGACTTCTAAAGACAAGAAGAACCCCGACCGCTGTCTGCCGCGTAGTAAGGCCAACAGCCTAAGCCAAGGTCAACGTGCCGCCACAGCCAAGAAGAAAAAGCGTGCAGGCGCTAAAGGTAAGACGGTTGTCAAGAACACTAAGCCAGCCACAGTAAAGATGTCTGGTGGAGGGTTAGCCCGACGCAAACGTGACGTAGCACGAGGGTGCGGGGCAGTGATGGAAGACAGGCGTAAGCCGACGTTATACACGTAAAAGGAAATAGCGATGACTACATCAAACACAACAGCGTTTAACATGGACTTCACAGATATTGCTGAAGAAGCATGGGAACGCGCTGGCCGTGAGATGCGGTCTGGGTACGACTTAAAGACTGCACGGCGGTCTATGAACCTAATGACAATAGAGTGGCAGAATCGTGGCATAAACATGTGGACGATTGATGAAGGTGCTATAAACCTTATAAAAGGTACAACACAGTACGACTTACCCACAGATACTATAGATTTACTCGAACAAGTAATTCGCAGCAATTCTGGTAACATTACGACACAATCGGACCTAACCATAAACCGTGTAAGTGTAAGCACGTACGCCTCTATACCTAACAAGTTAACACGTGGGCGACCCATACAAGTTTGGGTAGAGCGGTTGGCTGCACGTCCTAAAATTAGCGTGTGGCCTGTCCCTGATAAAGATAATTACGTGTTTAAGTTTTACTTCATGCGGCGAATACAGGACGCGGGGGCGGGAGTAGAAACCGCAGACATGCCCTTCAGGTTCTTGCCATGTCTTGTAGCAGGGTTAGCGTATCACATTGCTACAAAAGTGCCTGAGATGGTTGAGCGCATACCCATGTTGAAAGCCATGTACGACGAGCAGTTTAATATGGCCGCAGGTGAAGACAGAGAGAAAACTTCGGCGCGGTTTGTACCACGTATAGGGCGTATCTAGCATGACAAACAGATTTGCTTCTGGGCGAAATACATTAGCTGAGTGCGACATCTGTGGATTTCGGTATAAGCTAAAAGAGTTGCGGAATATTGTAACAAAAGGTAGAGATACTAACATAAAGGCATGTCGTGAGTGTTGGAGCAGAGATCACCCGCAGAACAAACTAGGTGAGTTTCCAGTAAACGATCCGCAGGCAGTGCGCGATCCTCGCCCTGATTTCGCGGGTTACGACAGTAGCAGAAATATACAGTGGGGCTGGAATCCCGTGGGCGACGGGAATAACATTTACGGGTTGACCACCAACAACCTACAATCAACCGCCTCGGTAGGCGATGTAACTGTAACGACTACGTAGGAGATGTATCATGGCTAAAAAACTGACCGATCTAACCGGAGACGGGAAGGTAACACAGGCTGACGTATTAAAAGGTCGTGGCGTGTTTAAAAAAGGCGGTATGGCTAAGAAAGGCTATGCTAAGGGCGGCAAGGTTAAAATGCGCGGTGCAGGTGCAGCAACACGAGGGTTTTTCTCTCGGGGACCGATGGCCTAGACCATGAATTATACTTCGCTTAAAACTAATATAGAGGACATCTGTGAGACATCTTTCACGGCTGACCAACTTGCTATGTTTACGCAACAAGCGGAGGAAAAGATACTACAGACGGTGGATATACCTGCCTTACGTAAGGTAGATGACGGTCCAGTAGCACAAACAAACAAGCTGTACACACTGCCTACCGACTACCTGTACACATACAGTATTGCGGTGATAACGAGTAGTACGTATACATACTTGTTAAACAAAGACGTAAATTTCATACGCGAAGCGTATCCTGTTAATACTAGCGCAAAGTACGGATTACCTAAGTTCTATGCTCAGTATAGCCAAACACAAATTGAACTAGCTCCTACCCCTGACGCTAACTACGAACTTGAACATATATACGGCGCTTACCCCACCTCTATTGTTAGTGGCAGTACGTCTTGGCTGGGTAATAATGCTAGTGCCGCGTTGCTAAATGGCGCACTCATAGAAGCCATTAGGTTCCAAAAAGGTGAGCCTGATGTTATTGCCAACTACGAGAAACTGTATCTACAGTCTATCACGTTGCTGATAGAACTAGGCAACGGCAAGCTGCGTAGAGACGCGTATCGGTCGGGGCAAGTGCGTCAGCCAGTGCCGGGGACTAAATAATGGCTTTTACAGGGAACTATACGTGTACGTCCTTCAAGGTTGCTCTCTTAAACGCGGAGATGGACTTCAGTGCAGATACCAGTCAAGCATTTAAGATTGCATTGTACACCTCTGAGGCTACGCTAGATGCAACTACAACCGTGTACAGCACTACGAACGAAGCTTCTGGCACGGGGTACACGGCTGGTGGTAACACATTAACGGTATCTACTAGACCCACAAGCGATACGGCTACAAGTGGTACAGTCGCGTACTTAGACTTTGCCGACACTACTTGGGCAAATTCACACATAACCGCTCGTGGAGCGTTAATATACAAGTCTGGTGGTACTAACCCTGCAGTGGCAGTGCTTGACTTTGGCGCAGATAAAACAACGGTTAATCAACTGTTTAAGGTCATCTTCCCTATATCAGGGGCTACAACGGCTATAATTCGCATCGGATAAAGGTTTCACGACATGAGCACATTTGAAAATGATCTACGGCTTGAAGAAATTGGTACAGGCGAACGGGCTGGTACTTGGGGCACCGCTACCAACGTAAATCTTGAGCTTATAGCTAACGCACTTAGTTACAGCGCTACAGGTGAGATTATTGCTAATTCTTCTTCTACTGTAATAACAATGCAGGATGCCGTAGCTGATGAAGCGCGGTGTCTTTACCTAAAGCTAACAGGTGGGGGCGCAAACCAAGATGAGGTAACGCTTGCACCTAACACGTTGTCTAAAGTTTGGATGATTGAGAATACAACATCTCGCACGCTTACAATCAAACAAGGCTCGGCTAATGCTGCGGACAAAGTTGTCATCCTTGCAGGCCAAGTTAAGATAATAGCCACAGATGGCGCAGGGTCTACGGGCAAGGTTCACGACCTGATGCAAGACTTAGCTGTACCTGACTTGTTTGTAGACGACGACCTCACCATGCAGTCAGACGGCGCGGTGCTTGGTTTTGGGGAAAACAAAGACGTAACGCTTACACACGTACATAACACTGGCCTACTTCTTAATGATGCTATGAAGGTACAGTTTAGAGATGCTGCTATTTTCATTGGTTCAAGCGGTGCAGACGTATTAGACATTGCGTCAGACGGAGTTATAAACCTAACCGCTACTGACGATGTAAACATACCATCAGGTGTTGGACTGACTTTCGCTACCGCTGAAAAGATAGAGTCGGACGGTACTGACTTATCAATAACTGTAGGTTCAGGTGGTGACATAAACATCGAAGCTAATATTGGATTAACCTTTGGTGATGATAGCGAGAAGATAGAGGGTGACGGTACTGATCTAACAATTAATTCTGGACGTAAGATTAATCTAACTCCCGCTGCCAGCGGCGACGTACATATTCCTGTTAATATCGGATTGGTCTTTGGCGACGGTGGTGAGCATATTGAAACAAATAACACTGACCTGACTATAACTTCGGGTGGTAAACTCAATCTAGCCGCTACTTCAGATGTACATATTGCTGCTAATATCGGATTGGTCTTTGGTGACGGTGGTGAGCATATTGAAACAAATAACACTGACCTGACTATAACTTCGGGCGGTAAAATTAACTTAACCGCTACTTCAGATGTACATATCCCTGT